GCTGCAAGGGGTGTTTAACTCCTACCAGGGGGATAAGCTTCTAACTCTCATCCTATGCATCCGACGAAATCCCTCTCGACTTCGCCAGACCTGAAGTGGACGATCGGCCAGTCTTCCAACTTAGGCCGGTCAGGGTGGGGACCAGGTCCTACAAACTGAACTCTCCCGAAAGAGTTATCACCCCAATTGCTTGGAAATGAAGTCCAATCTGAACAAAACAATGATAAAACAAACTGGGGAAATGGGGCCACCCCATCCCAATCGTCAAACCACCGCTCTAACCTAATCTGTGTCGCAATATCAATCCCAAAACTCTCCTGCATAAGCACCCTCGTTGTAAACGCAACGGGATGCCTAGTAAGATCCATCTGGCACCAGGCATTCGCAAAGTCCTCCTCTTCATACGCATTAAAGAACCCCGATTTTTCGAAGACCCAATCAAGGTCTGCGCGATTTCGAGATTTTGTAATACGCAAAACGTTCCACGTGGCCGCCTCAAGGACGGGGCACCCTGGGTATTGGTGATGGAACGATAAAGCCTTAGCGTTTAACAACGCAAACTTTTTGGAGGGGCGATACTGCCTGTACCGGTATGGAAGCCATGCTATTCCGGCGAGAAAATCTCGCGGGTCCGTGATATTGACGTTCTTTGACACGTCGAAGACTATACCACAGAAGCTGGCGGAGTTCAAATCATCTGTTACAATGATCTTGATACTGAACCCAATTTTAGCATACATCTCTGAGTCAGGTAGGGGCGTCCCGTATGTGAACCCGAAAAGGCCATCGTCTCCTTCAACGACCCCCTCGCACGGAACACCCATTTCACTCATTATATACTCCTGCACAATCAAATTTGAGACACCATTACACAGTGATGTCCACATTTCTCCTGACATGCGAAGTGCTTCGCACGCGAGATCAACCCCAACATAGTTGAGGACTTTCTCACCATAACACACGGCAAAGGCCTTAGCGTACTTTTCCTTTAAAGCAGGGCTAAGTTTGCTCATCATGTGATCAAGAAAAACTCTTTCTAAACTGTTAGTAACCTCCCTTGTGAAGCTACCCTCAAAACTTGAAAAATCTGTGCAGATGAATTGAGAAAAGTGTGACAATCTTTCCCCAATATACGCGGGCCTTTCAGCTGCAGGAATGTGCTTAATGAAATGCGGATCTTCATAAACAATCTCCTCCATCGCCGAGATCAACGGTCCAAACAAAAGTTTGTTCTCGTCAACCCTAGCATTTATGCCTCTAGGATATTTAAACTCAGGGTATGTCTCATCCTTAACATGACCCTGAATCCTGGACATCTCCTGCTGAAAAGCCTTAGACCATACGTCGCCACCGTACCTCTCCAACGTTCGGAGAAGTTTCCGCTTCCAACTTCCAGGTCTCTTACGCGAGTTCACCCACGCGACGGTATCCTGTATGTCGTATTCGGACAAGTGACGGAACTTCACTTCACAATAGCGCCTAGCAAAGTTGCGCAGTTTGCGAAGTTCCCCCTCGTCAGGGGTGGGGGTCTCTTTGAAGAGCCGACCCCCGGCACAAGCCACCAAGGCGATGGTGCTTGTGAGATCAGGCCTCGGCGCAGCAACATTGGGATCACCCACTCCAGAGTAAGTTTGCACGGGTTTGTTTCTCGGCATCACTTGAGAAACCGTTATGCTCACATATTCCTTCATAGTCGGTGACGGTAGAGGTATCTCCGTCACTAGGTAACCCCAAAGAACCGGGTCGAGACCGGGCACTAAAAACCCGGCAACGACACATAGCGTGCATTATCCTCCGCTATGAGCATTGCCAGATCAAAAGTCCCGCCATATGCACCAGACAAGGCCGTAGACACATCGACGCCCATGGCTGTCAAGGAGCGTTTCACATTGCCCTTGACCAACGTCAATAAATGTTCACGGTCTGTTGCCCCTACGATGTTTGCGCTGGTGGCTTCAAACACGGCACTTGTGATCGCACTCATGAACTCCCACTTCTGTGGTATAAGCAAGGAATCGCCATCGAGTGACTCATTACACAATGAGCAGTCGATGACAACAAAGTCCTCCTTGAGTCCAAGGCGCGCCACGGCATCTGTCGTCCGATCGATAACAGATCTATCATCCACTTCACACCATATCGGAACCTCCGGAAAAACCGGAGATAGCATGAGGGGGTTTCTGAGATCTTTAACCCGTTCGTATTCAGATCTCAGCGTCCGTGCCACGTCGTAACAGTTGGCCGCAAACGCAACCGAAACGGCATCGCGACGTTTCGGAAGCACGGACTTAAACTCCCTGAGTTTCTCTTCTCTGTCAAGCCTCCTATATTGTTCTAGTTTGGCAAGCAGAGCGTCATGGAACCGACGCACAATGACCATCTTACAATGCGTGATGGACCACTCTCGTCGCGATGATAGGACAGCTGATTTAATGAACTTCGTGAGTAGATATAACCACAACACAAATGAACACGAAATCGAGGTACACGCTGTCATTAACCAAGTCGTACTATACAACAATTTTTCCCCAATCCGACCAAAGGAATGTTCTTTGCAGGAGTCACCAAATGTGAGCCTCAGACAGAGCTTCTTCAGCCCCACCAAGGACAGGTCGTTTCCAAACCTGCGCCACGATGTTGTGTAACTCTCATAAAGCATGTCATAAACAGGAGGGCAGGCATCCGAATGCCTTGCGAAAAACTCATGTTCATTAAGCAACACGCTATCATAAGAGCCACCTTCCACCGTGACATCACACAGATAACCATCCACATCGACAAACCCCCTCCCGTAGGCGGGGCCCCATGGATACACAACACACGCAACAAAGAATCCAGTTGCAACAATCAAAGCTAATAAAAGCCAGGTGTCACACCTAGGTTCCTGGTAATAGACTGGTTTCGTTTTCCTGAGAAGGAACGGGTTACTAAGTGCTTCAGCCGCCCTCTCAGAAATTCTATCTTCATCTACACCGCGCTGCATGCGCCGCATCCCCACAGTCGTGGCCTTCTTGAGGTCCGAGTAAATGAGTCCCGGATTCCCAGCTGTGAGTTCTCGGATTCTGACTTCTACGTCGTTGCGTTCAGCTTCAGCTTCCTTGATCTCTACTATGCGC